CTTTTAGCTGGATTCTTTCAATATTCATCTTGAAATCTCCCTTTTTAAAATAGGACACCAAAGATTGCCGTCGATTTTACTTTCGATTCGGGATAAAACTGTCACATTGTATTGATTGGTTTCAACCAAATCTTTCAGAATTTCAAAATTATTTGAAATAATTTTTTCAAAAGTTTTGACCTGTGCATTGTGGTAGACATACCAAATAACAAAAATCACGGCAGGGAAGCCGATACTTTCAAAAAGTTTTAATAATAAAGATATTTCCACAGTTTATCCTTTCTTCACTGCTTTTTGAGGTATTCCCCCAAAAAGAAAACGAGCTCTACGGCTCTTTTATTGTTCACGATAACGCATCGCTCAATTGCACTTCAAATTCTCGTGGGCACTCTCTTTTGCAGTGGACTTGCACAGTCAAAAAAGAACTGCCCAAACACATTTGAGAGTGTGCAAAAAGAGAGCTTATACTGCGAACATAAATTGAAATTTTTGAAAGCACTAAGTTACAAAGAGGTATTTAATGAAATTTTTTGAAGTATTTAAGGCAGGTAATTATCCTCAAGGGAAATTTACTAAAGCCGAAGTTGAAGAACTTGCAAAAAACTATGACCCGAGTTTTTGCGAAGCTCCGATTACACTTGACCATGAACAAAAGGGACCGGCATACGGTTGGGTTGAAAACCTTAAAGAAGATGGCGGAGTATTAAAAGCCACGTTTAAAGATTTATCAGATGACCTTAAGGAATTTGTAAATCAGGGAAAATACAAAAAAATCTCTATTGAAATTTACAGAGAGTTAGAAGGTAAAAAGCCTTATTTGAAGGCTGTTTCTTTTTTGGGAGCAAGTATCCCTCAAGTAAAAGGAATGAAAGCTGTCGAATTTAAAGACGGCGAATCTGATACATATATTTTTGAAACTGTAATCGAAGACAGCGAAGAAGATGAAGACACAGAAGTATTAAAGGCAACTATTAATGATTTAACAAAGCAGGTTGCCGATTTTAAAGAAAAAGCAAAAAAGAATACAGAAATTAAGGACTTAAAATCTCAGGTTAAAGATTTGAGTATTCAGCTTGCCAAATTCAAAGATGATGCAGCAGGCAAGGATGAACTTGCAAAAGAATTGAAAGATATCAAGGACAATCTCAGAACCAAGGATTTTAACGAATTTATTGATAAACAGATTGAAACAGGGACTTTGACCCCTGCTCAGAAAGATGCTGTTTTTTCTATTTTATGCGATTTGGACAATGTTAAAAAGTTTGATGACGCATCCAACAGCATCGAGGATTTTAAAACTTTAATCACTGCAATGCCTAAACAGATTGAGTTTAGCGAAGTTGCTACAAAGAAAAAATCAACTACAAAAGTTGATGAAGAAAAGTACGCAGATGCAGACGAGGAAAGTGTGGAGATATACAAACAGGCTAAAGCACTTGCTAAAAAAGAGAATATCTCCTTTAAAGACGCACTATTGAAAATAAAGGAGATATAGATGGGACGCTTAGAAGAGCTACGAATTAACGCATACCTCTCTGAGGTAGCAAGAGGTTACAGTAATAATGCTTTCATTGCAGAAAGTCTGTTTCCGACAATAGAATCAGAACTTGAAAAGATTGATATCTTTGAATTCAACAAAGAAGCTTTCCAAATGTACGATACAGAACGTGCAATTAGAGCCAATTCAAATGTTATCAGCCCAAAAGGTTTTACAAAAAAATCTGCGACCTTGTCCGAACACGATTTAGCATACCCAATTGATTATCGTGAGGAAGAAGAAGCTGCTAAAAAGGTCAAGTTACAAGTTCACGCCACAAATGTTGTAACGCAAGGCTTAAAGCTAAAGCACGAAAAACAGTGTGCAGACCTTGTACAAAATCCTAACAGCTATCCTGATACTAATAAAGTTGCATTATCTGGAACCAGTCAATTTAATAATGGCTCTTCAAATCCAATTATAACGATTGACAATGCAAAAGATAAAGTTTGCAAAAACATTGGACAAGACCCAAATACTTTAGTTATGGGGCAAGATGTTTGGAGAGCTTTAAAAAACCATGAAGGTTTAAAGCTGATGCTTTCAACTGACAAAAATAAAGTTCTTACATTAGACCATTTTAAAGAATTTTTTGAAGTTGAAAATATTTTTATCGGCAAATCAATTTTTGCCAATGAAAAGAACGAATTTGTAAGAGTTTGGGGCAACAACATTGTCTTGGCATATGTTCCAAAACTTGATTCGAGAACTGAATACGACCCTGCTTTTGCATACACAGTTCGAAAAAAAGATGCACTTCAAATCGATGAATACAAAAAAGAAGGTAACAAAGTCAAATATATTAGGGCTACAGACATTTACACTCCTTTTCTTGTCGGTGCTGAAGCAGGGTATTTGATTTCAAACGTAATCGATTTAACACAGGGAGAAACTAATGGCTAATAAAAAATATACGGTAAAAAACACCAATCTACTGCACAGTGGAACTACCTACAAAATAGGTGATGTTATTGAGCTTGATGAAAAGCAAGGAGAAAAACTTGCAGACATTTTGATTCCAATTGAAGAAAATGCAGACACTTCAGCTACCAAAACACCTACAAAAGCTTCAACTGTTGCAAAAACTAAAACAACAGCCAAAGTTAAAGCTAATGCTGATGCTGATGCTGAAACCACTGCACCAGCAGATGAAGTTAAAGACAAAACCACAACCGAAACAAAAGATGGAACTGCAACTGAAGCAACCGGTAACGCTGATTCTTCTGAAACAAACGGAGGTGATAAATAATGGCACAAAAATTATACAAACCTCTATTAATTGACTCAGTAAAAGCATCAACAAATCTTCCAAAGCACATATTTGTCGGATTTGACGGTGGAATTTGTACAGCAGGTGCAAAAGCAATCGGTGTTTGTGATGTTGAAACAGATGCAGAGCAACAAGCCCCAATTGGAGTTATAGGGATTCTGCTAATTGAATCAGGCGGTGCAATTATTCAAGGTACAGCAATAACTTCAGACGCATCAGGCAGAGCAATTGTAGCTTCAGAAGCTCAAAAAATAAACGGCTATGCTCAAGATGCAGCATCCGCAGAAGGCGAAATTATTAGAATCATAAGAGGTATTTAATGGTGAAATGAGCGAGACAAATAAAATTCATTTTTATTTGCGAGTGAATGAACCAAAATGGAAGGCACTGACATTATGTTTTACTGCACTGCTAAAGACATTGAAATACAAATTGGAAAAGAACCCCTAATCCAGCTGACGAACGACAACTGCGAACAAAACACCATTGAAACAGTTGTTTGTGAGGAAGCCATACTCTACTCCTCAACCCTAATCGATGGGTATTTGAGAGGAAGATACAACTTACCTCTCAATACCCACTTTCCTTTACTTCGAGTAGTAGGAATGGATTTAAGCATTTACAGGCTGTATTCTCGCAGAATTATGACAGAAATTCCTGAAGTGGTTTGCGATGCGTACAAAAATGCAATTAAAACTCTTGAAAATTTGCAAAAAGGAATCATTACTCTTGAAACCCAAGACAATCAGACCTTGCAAAACGGTCAATATCGCACGAATAAAACCGAGTTAGACAGATTATTCAACAAAGGACGACTAAGTGAATATTAGTGAAATCGAAAACTCCATAATTGAGAAATTAAAACCAAATTTTTCTAACTTGTTGGTTCAGGGCTTCCCTGAAAAACCGCAGGAATTCACTTTACTTCATCCTGTCGGTGCAATTCTTGTTCATTATCGTGGCGGGAATTATTCAACCACAGACGCACTTGGCTTTATTTCTCAGGATAAAAAAATGGACTTTGCCCTAACTATTGTCACTCGTAACCTCCGTTCAAACAACGGTGCTTATGAGGTTTTAGGCAAAATTAAACAAGTTTTGTGCGGATTTAAAATCCTTGGCTGCTCAAAATTAACCCCTGTAAAAGAGGGCTTTTTGTCTGAGATTAGCGGTATTTGGCAGTATGAAATAACATTCACGCTTACCACTCCAAGCGTTGAAGACTTAGAAGAAGGAGGTATAAATGCCGGCTAGTTTTTTACACGGTGTTGAAACCATAGAAATACAAAAAGGTGCAAGAACGATTAAAACAGTTAAAACTGCGGTTGTCGGACTTGTCGGAACTGCCCCGATTTCATCGGTGGCAGCAGAATATAGAACAATTAATGAACCGACTTTGATTTTAAATGAAATCGATGCGGTTAAGTATTTCGGCGAACAGACTTCAGGATTTACAATTCCTCAAGCTCTGCAATCAATTTTTGACCAGGGTGCGGGGGTTATAATTGTTATAAATGTCTTTGACCCTGCTAAACATCAAAGCATTTCTGATGTAACTATCGGCGATATCAACGGCGGAGTCGATGCTCTAACTGGTAAAAGAACCGGAATGAAAGCTTTTGAAAATTGCTATTCACTTTTTGGATATTTTCCAAAAACAATTATCGCTCCTGTTTTCTGCGAAGAAACAGCAGTTGTATCACAGATGAAAGCAATTTGCGACAAAATTAGAGCAATCGGATTGGTTGATGCACCAATAGGAACAACCGTTCAAGAAGCGATTACCGGAAGAGGACCGGAAGGTACAATCAACTTCAATACTTCTTCTGATAGAGTTATCCTTTGTTATCCGCACTTGAAAGTCTATGATTCAGAATCAGATTCAAATATCTTACAGCCTTATTCTCAAAGGCTTGCAGGTGTTATTGCGGCAAAGGATGTCAACAAAGGTTATCACTGGTCGCCTTCAAACACAGAAATCAACGGAATTGTCGGCGTTGAAAAACAGCTAACTTCAATGATAAATGACCCTACAAGCGAAGTTAATACCTTAAACGAAGCAGGAATTGTTACTGTGTTCAATTCTTACGGCTCCGGGTTCAGAACTTGGGGCAACCGCTCTGCAGCGTTTCCTGCTTCTACTCATCCGACAAACTTTATCAATGTTAGAAGAACCGCAGATATTCTCCATGAAAGTGTTGAATACTCAATGTTGCAATTTATCGATTTTCCTATTGATAACGGTTTAATCGATTCAATTTCAGAATCAGTGAATGCTTTTATTAGAACCTTAATCGGGCGTGGTGCATTGATTGATGGCAAATGCTACTACAATCCTGATAAAAACCCAGTGACAGAAATCGCAAACGGACATTTGCTCTTTGATGTTGAGTTTATGCCTCCGACTCCTGCGGAGCGAATTACTTTTGAAAGTTTCATCGATATTGAACTTTTGAAATCGCTTGGAACGTAATGCGAGCAGAAATTAATAAAAAAGGGCGACTTGAAATAAATTGCGAACCTTATGACCTTTGTTTCAAATGCAAAAACGTAAAAAATTGCCCACTAATCCAAGCCATCAGCCAAGAAATAGTAATACTCCACTACTCAGACATTGCAATAGGTGAGTGCGGTCTATACCAAAAAGGAAAATAACATGAGCAAGATAAAAATTAATAAATTAACCAACGCCAATGTTTATATGAACGGTGTAAATCTTTTGGGCCGAGCAGAAGAAGTTCAGCTTCCTCAAATCAAACACAAAATGGCGGAGCATAAAGCCCTCGGGATGGTTGGCTCGGCTGAATTCTTTTCAGGGATTGAAAAATTGGAGTGCAAAATCAAGTGGAACGCTCTTTATCCTGAAGTTTTGCTTGCGGCTGCAACTCCTTTTACTTCTGCAATGATTCAAGTCAGGGCTTCGCTTGAAACCTACAACGGGCAAGGAAGAATTGAAGAAGTTCCTGCAACGGCGTTTATCATCGGAACTTTTAAGGAATTTCCACTCGGCACAATAAAGCCTCACGACAACGCAGAATACGAAACTACAATGTCCGTTACCTACGCAAAATTAGTAGTAAACAAAGTGGAAATATTTGAAATAGATGTCCTTGAAAACATCTACAAAGTAAACCTAGTCGATATGTTAGAAACATTTAAGAAAAATATAGGAGCTTAATTATGTACACTTGAAAGGTTTAATACCGATTGTTAATCCCCAAACCCCTAAAATCATCATTAATATATCGAGGCAAAGCGGTTTACGAAAAGAAAAAATCCTATATAGCACTTGGCGATTTATATTAGTTTCTTTTGCTAATTTAGTAACTCCACCTTTTTGATTAACAACTGTTTTTAAAGTTGATACAAATTCTTTAATATTATCATCTTCGCGCAATTGCTCCAAAGCTGACATTAATAATTTTTCTACATCACTCATAATTTTCTCCTTATTAGTTATTTACCATTTACAAAAAATATTTCAATAGAAAGGACTACAAAATGACAAAAGAATTAACATTATCAGACGGTAAAATCGCAATAGTTAAAGACGGCAAAGGTCTTGACCTTTTGAACGCTCAGAAAAAAGCAAAAACTTCGGATGAAATTCCATACGCTTTGATTGCAGAACTTTGCGAAATTGACGGGAATTTCCTTGTTTACGAGGACATTTTAGAACTGCCAATTGAAGATGTAATCAACCTTCAAGGTGCTATTTCGGGGAAGTTTTTACATCAGGCAGCACAACCTCAGTAAATAGCCACGCAGGAAGTGTCGGTGCCATCACTGCTGAATGCATAATCCATCTTTCAAAAATAAC